GGCTGGAAGGTTTCCAAAAAATCGGTTGCCGCCATAATCACGTCGTAGATCATTGGTTGGCCGATCAAGCCTTCGACCGTCTTCATCAGAGCATCCTCAAGATACTTCAGTTGAGTGAGATCGATACCAACAAGAGTTTTGGATACGGGTACAGCATCGAGAGGAACATCCGGATAAAAGGGCGATATGTCGAGGCGCAGGTCAAATTTGTAAGAGAGGTGGCCCAGTGCCAGAGAGGAGATTGGCACATAAAGAATCAATCCAAGCTCGCCGTGTTGTACAGTGGTTTCGGGGAAAATGGACTGGATCACCTCGAACTCATCCAGATTTTTATTGTGAGGGGGACCAATTTTATTTCCACCCGCCGCAAAAACTAACCCATCCTCAGCCATTATCAGCTAGCGATTATAATAAAATTGATCTCAAAACGAAAAAAAGGGCGCGATCTTCCCATCAGACACTCTTTCGCACAGCAAAGGCGAGATGATGTTCGTCTGAGCATTGAAAGCGTGTCCCATTAGCAGCTTGCTCGCTGTCTCAGGCTGTATTGAAGGAGGCAGATGTAATCCGAATTTTTGGTTGACGGTGGATATTCTTTCAAGGCTTTCATAAAATCTTCGCCACGCAGATTGAAAGTGATGATCTTATCGTAGTCCGGTTGCGCAATATCTTCGTAGCTGATGGGTGTCTGGAACGAGAGTCCTTTTGCTTTTCGAAAGATTCTGGGATGTACACATTCAAAGGGATCAAACGGGCAAAACAGGTAATATGTGGGTAGTTTCATCGCGGCCTCAGCCCCACTAGCATCTTCAACCGTCACGGGGATGTAGTAGCGTTTTGTTGTTTGGTTAGTTGGTAAGGCGCGCATTGATGCGTTTTTGTGGGCAATGTCGATCAATTTTACAATGTCGCTGCCACTGTACCCAAACATTGTGGGTTGTTCGTCGTAGACGATCGCAGAAGCGCTGGTGTCGAGCGTTCCTTTGTTAATGTCTGCGATCATCTTGATACCCGCTTCGGTCGGACCGGTCACCTTTGCTAAATCGCCGATCGTCTCCATTGTTATAGTATCATTACTCTGTTCTTTGTAGGTTGTTCCCTCATTTATATAGCGGAGTTTACCCTTATCGGTGCGACCAATGCGAGATTTATACTTATCCACAATGTGTTTCCCGTATGCGATCTGGTAGAGAACACGTTTCAAGTCCTTAGCTTTTTCTTCATCCGAACTGAGCTGGCGTGAACGGTCGTGGGGCCAACTGTAATGGTAACGGATTTGTCTTTCGACCATTGCTTTGCGGGCATCTTCGTCGGGCAAATCCACAAATATCAGACTGCTCCACCGGCGGAGCGCGGAACCTGCCAGCTGCCACGGAAAATTGGTGGCTGCGATCATCGCAACATCCTTCCGCTCGGTGATGCCATCCATTCCTTGTAGCATTGAATTGAGGGTTCTCTTCATGCTAGGCTCGTCGCTGGCACCCGCGATGCCCTCCACTTCGTCGACAAAAACGATGGAGAGATCATATTGCGGACACCCTTTCACAAACTGCGATGCACATTTGAAAAGATTGGAGATTCGTTCTTCAGTACCTCCCTCCCATCTACTCTTGAGATCTGCAGGAAGAGGCGCGAAGAAGGCCGAGTTCTTCAATTCGTTCACAGTGGCCTTGGCCAACAGTGTCTTCCCTGTACCGGGAGGCCCATAGAGCAGAATACCTTTGGAGATTTCGGGGAAAAGGCCGCTGTATATGAAGGGATAGATAAAGTCTGTGGTGATATTTGCCTTGGCCTGATCTTGCCCCACAATGCTGTCAAAGCTGATGTTTTGAAATTTGGATTTCGGCAGCGGTTTGAGATCGCAGTCGTTCAAATCTATCTCTTCGTCGACTTGTTCTTCTGGATCGCATGGGTTTCCTGCGACACGAGATGACCCGCCTTGTCTGAGGTCTAAATTGTATCTTCTGGTAAAGCTCACTAAATCTTTCAGGGATGCCTCGAGTTGACATCCAACCTCTTTCTCAACTTTGAGGGAAGGGAGAGCGACATAACTGGAAACAAATTGGGAGATCCTCGCATGTAAACGAGACGGATTTTCAAAAAAATGAATTTTATCCGCCTTTGCTAGCAATCTCCCCATCTCCAGTCCAGCTATATTTTGTTCCTCCGAGAGTTTGTTGACAATGGTAAGAAATTCATCCAACATGTTCTGTTTACTAGGGGTGAACTCCCCCTCGTCATCAGACTCGCCAGTCAGCTCTTCCTCAAACTCGTCGGTCAGCTCTTCCTCAAACTCGTCGGTCGGCTCTTCCTCAGACTCGCCAGTCAGCTCTTGCTCAGACTCGTCAGTCGGCTCTTCCTCAGACTCGTCAGTCGGCTCTTCCTCAGACTCGTCAGTCGGCTCTTCCTCACTAAAGTTAGAGTCTGCCTGGGACAGGTCAGTGATGTCTTCCTCGGAATCTTCCTCGGACTCTTCAATGTCCGAAGTTTTTTCTACACTCTGCGCAATGACAGGTGTGGTTAACGTCTTTTCAAGAATTCGCTCTGGTTCATCTGTCCCAGCCGTATCCAAGATCACTTTGGTCCCACCCGGTGAGATCGGATCGTAGATCATGTTCTGATCCAAATGCTTTTTCCAATCATTAATGAATTGTTCATACTTTTGTTTCGCCGTTTGTGACATGGTGTCTTTTGTTCATTAGCACAGAAAATAATCAAAAACGAGTAACTTTAAAAAGAATATTGGGTTGGGTAAAGATGAACACGTCTGACAGTAAGAGGCGCGAGCGGAAACGCAAGAAATCCAAGGGGGGGTCTCGAGGGTTCTTTTCTGGCACAGGCGATGGTTGGTCACCTCAGAAGTGGTTCGCGGAGCAAGACACCCTGAAGAATCAATCGGTCACCAGCTTGTTCGGACAACACCACACCACATCCCTCGCAAGCATGTTCCTAAAGAGCCCAGGCAAGAAGGAATCCGTGGCTCGCATGTTTACGCAACCCCGAGAGATCTCCGTGGTGAGCATGTTCGGCCCCAGTCAACACCAAAGAGCCATTTTAGGAAGTGAACCCCTAGACGATCAGAAAACGGTGCTCTGGAAAAATCTCACCCAAGATGCAGACACACCAGATGCCGACCAAAAAGGGGAAATCTGGGAATTTTGGCAGGCGAACCCAGATCTTCGAAACGTACCGCATGGCCCACAATTCGAAGCTTTCGCAGAACACCTGCGGAAGCAGTTAACCATGGAAACGTCGACCGCAGGGCCATCTGGGGTCAACTATTCCTTTGCCAGTTTACTCGATGAAGTGACGAGCATACTCAACCCGAATGTCCATGTGGATGATGAAACAAAGGTTGATCGAATATACTCGCGGCTCACAAGCTCCTTCCAAAAGATCGCACAGACCACCGGCAAAACTACAGGTTGGGCGTTGCAGCAGAGTGCGCTGTGGTTGCGCCAAAACTGGGCCGCTGCACTTTTTTCCACTGCCGGTGCCACTTTTGTCTTGGGCACAGGCTCATTTGCATTGTTAGCGTATTTCAACTGGGTACAGATGGGCGTCACTATCAGCTGGCTTTCATTTCTGACAAAGTATGCAGTGTGGTTTGGTGGGTCGGCTATCCCTACGGCGTTGTGGGGTACTTTGAGGTCACTTGGTATTGCGGCTTTCACGGGTCTGACGGTCAATGGTCTCCTCGGGTTGGCAGGAAAGGATCCTCGCGTTCGTGCTGCTTTGTCCACGCCGTTGCATGGCTTATCTTATTTCAACAGTCTCTTGAGCAAATTTGACATCAATCCTCGCAGCTGGACTTACAAACAGGCCGTTAGCTCTTTTTTGAAAACTTCGGTTTTCTTTTTGTTACCTAACACGTTTGGAGTAACACTATTCTCTACAGCATCTACGGCCAAACAAATGTTCACCAGGGGGTGGTTGTTCCCGCCAGGACCGTGGGCCAATCGTCTCGATACATACCTATTGTCCACCACAGTCTCATCGTCGATCAGGTTCTCAGTGTATCTCGGGAGAGGTGGTGGAAAAATAACCAAAGACACGACCAAAAATCTCATCAGGAAGTTGGTGCGGCGTTCGCGAAACATACAAACTACGATGGGAGAATATATGCTGAATCCACGATCGTCAGCACCTAAAACACTTCGAAAGGTTGTTTCAATCATCGAATCGGATTCTGAACAGCTCCCCAACATTCATTCCCCCGATGTGAAAGTCAAAAAACAAAAATTCAATACCACGTACGCCCAGATGTTCAAGAACTTCTTTGCAGAACACAAGAGCGCTGGCCTTATCACCGCTACTACGGTCGCACTTTTGGCGGCAGCCTATTCGAATGGCAACGCGACAGTTCTTCAGCATGTTTTGCAGAACCAGTTGGCAAGCGTGGGGATGTACGCATCTCCGTTGGCCGCATCCGCACTCTCAACGCTGGATCTTGCTCGGGAATCACAAACGGCCCAGTTCATCATCGTTGGTACTTTGATACAGCTTCTAGGTATCTCTGGTATGGTTGAGAAGTTTGGCGCCCATCTCTCAAAAACGGAACAACGCCGCATTCGCTCTCTTGCTGAAATCATGGGGCGGGAGAAAGACAAGGCAAAAATCGTCCGCCTTGGACACCGTATCTTTATAGGTTTGTTGCACATCCAACACTATTATACCGCCGACATGCTAGCTAATATGAGCGCTCTGAAGCTCTCAAAGGTGTACAAAAGCACCACCGGTCGCCCCAGGTTACCGCAGATCCGCACCTTGCAGGATCTCAAGCGACAAATGGTGCTCGAGATTCTAGCCTCTCAGGAGGAAAAGACCACAGGAGTGCGAGGGTACTTGGCCCAAGTCCCCATCGCATTTTTATCCGCGGTCACCACTCAGGTGTTTATGCAGATTTTGCAGGAGCACACAGCTATCCCGGACGTCAAGGATCTCGAGCACCATTTAAAAAATATTAAACCAAAAGAAGGCGAAGAGCAACGCCAACAAGATGTGGCATTTGCTAATCTACAAAAGACCCTGAGGAGCGCCGCTCTTTTGCAAGAACAACAGAATGCCGCCGCGAGTACACGGGATCGCATGCTCAAGTTGGATTTTGATGCTCGAAACAATGGAGGAGCACCCACATCCCCTATTTACTCACCCGAACGATGGATGGGTACATCTGTTGGCCTCAACGAATTCCCAGTGGTACATCCGGACAATCTCATTGCCGAAGGCCCCAGAGTGCTCGATCGCCAACAGGGTTTCTTGGAGCGCGCTCAATCGCTCAAGGCCTCCAAGCAACTCAAAGAACAAATGAAGATAGACGCTACTCTCCGCATCGACGAGTTCAGGAAAGTACAGGCTAGAACTCAAGGCCTGGCAGAGCGAGAACAATCGCGATTGTCCGCCCAAGAACTTAAGGAGCAAATGAAGGCTGATGCGAACACACGCATCGAGGAGTTTCGGAAATCACAAGTAGATCGTGGCCTGCTGAAGCGGACTCAATCGCGATTGTCCGCCCAAGAACTTAAGGAGCAAATGAAGGCTGATGCGAACACACGCATCGAGGAGTTTCGGAAAGTGCTTGGCGCACGACAAGAAGCACAACAAGAAGCTGAACAAAAGCGTTTCAGTGAATGGGTGGACAAGTTCACGATGAGGGCCCTGTCTTTGTTGACCAACTACCCACAGAGTGGATTAAATGAACCCACAGCCCTGCAACAACACAACTATGATATCGAGAGAATGCAGGGCGATGAACCACAAGATTCTCTTGATGAGATCCAGGAGAAGTTTACACAAGCCTCAAAAAATTTTGCTGACGCTCTCTCATCCGCTGAAAAAGACCAAACACCCCTCCCAAATCTACGGGAACAACTTGCTGAACACTTGGGGGAGATGACGACAATCGCCACTGGATTCCAATTGGGATTGATCCAAGCGACCGATGTCGCTGTTGGAAGGGCGTCTGCTGTCACCCAAGACATCATCAATAGTTTGGAAACAACTCAAAACGATCTCCACCTGATCAAGCAGGCGATGGATCTTGGGGCAGAGTTGGGGCCAGAGTATCCCGAAGATCTTCAGCAACAACATGCGGAAGCACGACGTCAATTGGCCGAAGAACAGCGAATCCAGGCTGAAAACCTCCAAAAGCGCCAAGCCGAAAGGGAAGCCGGGGAGGCTGAAAGGCTCGAAAGGGAAGCCGAAGAGGCTGAAAGGCTCGAAAGGGAAGCCGAAGAACAGCGACTCCTTGCTGAAAGGCTCGAAAGGGAAGCCGAA